TTTTGGCTTCCAGAAAGAGAAGTCGTAGAATATGTTCCGCCATTTGGTAGTGGAGTAGTCGATAGGTCTTTATATCCAACAACAGAAGCTGTTCCGTTAAGGTTAAAGTAGTATATTTGGCCAGCTGATATGCCAGAAGGCCCCTGCGCTCCGGAAGTTCCGCTTGTTCCGTTGGTTCCATTCGAGCCAGTCGCTCCTGCTGCTCCATTTATTCCGCTGGTTCCAGAGGTTCCATTCGAGCCAGTCGCGCCATTTGCGCCGGCTAATCCATCTACGCCAGAAGTTCCGCTTGTGCCGCTTTTTGTAAGCGCGCCTTGTATAGCATACCAGCTGTTGTATTCTCCTGAGCCATAGCTTTCTATAATGCTAAAACCAAGCGCAAAAGGGCTGTCGTTTACGCTAGATATAATGCCGACCATATAGTTGTTAAAATCTATGACGCCATTTGCGAATATAGTCCAAGGCTGGCCCGCTGGTATTAAATAAAAGCTTGAAGTCGAGCCATTATATGAATATAGGTCTGTAAGATAGAAGTTATCAGAACCTGGCCCTACAATGCTTGCTGTTCCGTTGGCATATGTTCTGCTTATCTGGTTAGCGCCATTAAGGCCTGAAGTTCCAGAGGTTCCGTTTGAGCCAGTCGCTCCTGCTGCTCCATTTGCGCCGCTTGTTCCAGAGGTTCCATTGCTTCCGCTAACCCCAGAAGAGCCTTGCGCTCCGCTAGTTCCAGAAGTTCCATTTACTCCGCTTGTTCCAGAGGTTCCGCTTGTTCCAATAGCTATCATAGAAGCTTTTGACACTCTAACTATGTCGCCGCTAGCGCTTCTTGCCAAAAGGTCGTCAGTTATCGCGTCAAGCGCTGGCATATTGCCTATAGAAACGGTTCCGCCAGCAGATATAGATAGTCGTTTGGCAGCAGTCGCGAGCGGCCCAGTTCTAAAATCTATAGATTCTGCTACTATATGTGTTTTGTTAGCGCTGTATAGGAATCCGCAGTTTCTTAAATAAGCCGCGCTATATCCGCTGTTGGCCCAGTTCAGCGAAAGGGCATTCGCGTATAAGCCATTTGTATAGTCGCCGTCAGTGGCATCTCCAAGCGCGACGACGCTCGCGAGGGCTCCGCTGCCAGTATTTGTATTTGACGCAATATATCCAACAGCGCCGTTTATAGACTTTTCTGTCAAAAATCCATTCGTAGAGGCTGTAGCAAGAAGCCTTGTTCCTTGGTATTCGTCTATGGTGTATTGCGATAAGACTCCAGATGCCGCTAGGTTTGCGAGTATAAAATCGATGTTGGTGTTTATCTCTGCGATAGCCGCGTTTATCAATATATTGTTTGAGTTGTAGTCGGATAAGCTAACTAGGTTATCGAGAGCCGATTGTAGCCCGGCAACATCGCTTATTTGGAATGGCGGCTGCGCGAGGCTATCGAGAGCGCTTTGTATAGCCAATATATCGGCTTCTAAAGTTGTTGAGATTGAAGAAAGTTCTGTGAAATTATCGTTGCATATAATCATCGCATTCCTCAGCTTATCGCCTAGGCCGTCGTTCGGGGTTGATACATTTATATTTGTCATTATAGATTTCCTATGATTTCGTATAGCTCTGCTATGGCCGCAGATTGAGACGCAATAATAGCGTTCATCGAGCTTATTGTTATATTCTGGTTTGATATGAGAGTATTTATCGCCATTATTTGCCCGTTTATAGAGGTTATGCTAGCATCTTGCGTCGTATTTTTTGCTTCAACAGCGTCCATTCTAGTATCTAGGCCTGATATGGATGAGTTTAATCCTATAACGGCAGCATCTAGGTCATCGAAAATCTCTACAAAGTTTGCGTTTGTTATGATAAACGCATTTCTCAGTACATCCCCGGTTCCGTCGTCTGGGACTGTTCCTACATTTACTTGAGTCATTTTTTGTCTTCTTCTTTTTTGTCTTCGGATTTCTCCTTTTCTAGCTTGATGATATATATATCAAGCTTGGCTAGCCATTCTTTTTTAATCTTGTAATCTCCCCTCTTCTTCTTCATTTAAGACCGATAATTCTTTTTTGTTTTTAGCATCTTCTAACCCTAGGCAAGACCCATCCACCAACATTTACTATGCGGTCGCTGGTTTTTATTGTCATGCTATATTCTGGTATAGAAGGGCCATTTACTCTAATCCATTCTCTATAATCTCTTTCGTAGTCTCTATAAAGCCCACGTGATGCCTGTGCTAAAAAGTCGACCTCTTCTTTTGATATAGAATCCGCATCTGGTGTTTTTGATTTTGTGATGCCGTTGTTTGACACAAGGTAAGCCCCAGAACGCAAGAATATATCAGCTGAGCCATGAATAAGCATTGGCTTAATATAGTCGTTGTATAGCTCTAGATAGAGACCAGTGAAGCCTGCTGAACCATTTCCAGCTAAGTAGTCGTTGGTCATCTTAGTATATAGAGGTATGCCAAGCAGCTTTCTAATCATTGTCTCCTGACATGCTTTTACAGCCGGCAATAATCTGTCTATATCGACATTCCCACCAATGATTGTGTTTTTTGTGATGTCGTTCGTTTGTAATAGTATAATAGCCATAGTTTTTTATTTATTTTAATGAACCCCCTCGTGAGTATCTAACGCCGTCTAAAAGTTGGCTGACGGCCGCTCCAACGCTTGGTGTTTTTCCTACGAACCAAGAACCCCACCTATTCGCGCCTTGTGTTCGGCATATTCCTGCGCCGTTTAGTATTGCCTGAAATAAAGAAAAGTTTATGTCATAGTATGTGTATATATCGCCTGAGTTAAATTGTATCGTCATATCTCTTGTTTCATCTTCGTATAGTATCTTCTTTACATTAGAACTTTCCGGTGTTGAACGCCATTTTTTTAGTTCTACCTCGCCAACGAGTTCGTCGAACTCTTCTTTTGACATTGCTACTGGTGCCACTACTGGCTCGACCACTGGCACGACCGGTTCTTCTTTAACAACGAGTTCCTCGAAATCCTTAAAGTATAGTTCTGGGGTAGTTCCACCATAGGCGAGTATATTTTCTAGTCCATCAATAAATATCTCCCTAAAAGGCTTGATTTGGCTTCTGTATAAGGTCTTTAAGGCAACTGTCATTTCGTCTGCGTTGTTTCCTAATCCGCCTCCATCTTTTATCCCAAATAGAATAGGATTTACAACTTTATGCGCCATTAAAATCTTGTCTCTCGCCTCAGTGGATAGCCATTCGTATTGGTTATATGCGTCTGCTATCACAATCTGCTCCACTGTTGTCGCATTTTCTTTATTATCATTTACTGATATAATGACCGTTCCTGCATTTGTTGTGCCAGTAGTTTTGGCTAATATGCTTCTTTCAGCTTCTTCTTGTTCTTCTGGTGTATCAAAGCCTTGGTTTATATTTACTATCGTTCCGGCTGAAAACTTGTTCTTTACGTGGCAATTGTAGAAGTTTGATAACTCTTCTTCTAGGTCGCAATATTGTAGTGCTGACTGATAGTCTGGTAGTGAATATATAGGCTCACAAGAAGGGGTTCTTACAAAAGCAATCTCAGTTTCTTTGCCAGATGTGGTTCCGAAAGCAGGAACAAGGGCAGGTCTGTATTTTGTTTGGTATCTCCAATCAAAACTGTACCAGAAGTTTTCTATGGGGTCTGTGATGTCTAATGGTCTATCTACTGCTATTTGCTTTACTGGAATATGGTATAGTTTTGCTATGTTTTTTCTATCTTTTGTATAAACAACCTGCAAAGTATATTGCCCATGCATCTTTAAGTCTTTTATTGCGAGCCTAACATCGTTTTTTGATATAATGCTGTTTATGTCTATATTGGCTTGTAACCCTTCTCCATAGATATACGAGCAATAAGCATCGATAACTGCGTTGTTTGTCGGAGAACCGATATATCTTTCTTCTACATACTGATAGTAGGAGTTGTTTTGACCATGTGTTAAATATTTCCCGGTGTTTGTAAGGACTATTCTTTCGTCTGGCCTAACATAGTTGTTTAGTTCAAATGCTTGTATTTTTTTCATTTTATTTGTTTATATTTGTATAACGCTGTTCGTCATTGTAAGCAATCTGTAGTTTTGTAAGTCATTGCTTGTAGTTACATATGCCTTTGTTCTATATATAATAGTTTCATCTGTCTTTCTGACCGTAACCTCGTAGTTTTCTCCGTCATTAAACCCGAAGTTGCTATAATATATTCTCATTTTACCGTTGAATATGGTTGTTGGTGTTGATGTCCGAGTGGTTACCTGAGTAAGCTCATTCCAGAAGTCCATATAAGCCTCTGCTGGATATTCAGATGGGATTATTTCCATAAAAAGCGAGCTTGTTCCACCAGTAGTCATATCGACTGTGATGTGCGTGTTGTCTACCGATATAATCGTTGTGTCGACTGTGAAAGATAGAAAGCCTATATCATCTACATTGATAATTTTCATTGCTTTTGTTTATTTATTTTAAGACAGAAGTTTATGTTTTTGTTTTTAATATATCAAAACGCGAAGAGCTAGGGCTCACGCTACGAGTGCGTATGTGTATATAATATATACTATATCATTATATTGTCCCTCGCTTTTGAGCAGTAGCCAGCCCTAGCGTGGCGTTTTAAATAAGAAACCCCCATCTAAAAAAAGTAGATAGGGGTTTCATCTGTTGCTCCGCCAGGAGCTATATAGAGATTAAATAGTCGCCGGAGAAACCAATGCGTTTAATGCAGTTACTGCCGCAGGCTCTAAGTAGTAGATAGGCTCTGGTTCAGTTCCAACCGCAGTCAGAGTGTATCCGTTTAATGAGTCTAATGTTCCACCTACTCCGTTCGCCGAGCTAACCTCGCAACCGTGGTTTTTTCCTAAAAGAACTACTTGTCCAGTGTTAAGTTCTACAAAGACCAAAGGCCGCCCATATATCATCATTTTCACTTGGTATTCTTTAAGCTTGTCGATTTTCGTCAAGATAAAAGTAAGAGTTTGAGTATACAGAGTCGTTCCGTTGTCTCTTGAAGAGGCGCTAGTCTGAGCTAAAGTATTCCCTGAGTTTTTAAGCTCATATTTATATACGACCGATAAGCTTCCTAATCCGCTAATAATATGTCCAGCATCTGTTGAAGACGCAGTCATTCCGTAGTTTTCGTAGTTTGCTAAATATACAGCCCTGTATCCGGACACTGCGTTCTTGCATTCAAGCTCGAGCATTCCTTTTGTAATATCACATGCCATGTTTTATTTATTTATTTTTATATAAAGCGCCTAACTTTCGCCAGGCGCATTATTTTTTATTATGCTAAGTAAGCTACGATTTCTGGTCCGTAAGTATATCCTACTCCACCAGTGAAAACTACTTTTGTTCTGATGTTACCATCTAATCTGTCTTGGTCATCAGAAAGAAGAACTTCATTCGTATCTGATTGCAAGCCTGTTAAGAAACCAATGTTTCTAACTCTATATACCAAGATAGTCTTAGCAGGTAGAGATGCTACGCTTTGTAGTGGCCATCCTGCATATGCTGGTTCTAGTTTGTCAGCCCCAGTGTTGAATCCTTGTCCAGAAAGCGCTTGTGAAGCATATCTTGCTACGTCGTTTGAAACAACCCATACAAGGTCAGATTCTCCTTCGATTTCAGGAAGAACACTTGCATATACTCTATCAAGCTCAGCATAGATGTTCGCTTTTGATAAAGAAGCAGAAGCAGTCAATAAGACAACTCCAGAAGAAGCAGTAGCGAACTGTCTTAAAAGACCGTCGAATTGGTTTGTAGTTCCATTTCCGTTCCAGATTTGGTAATCTACTTTTGCCGCCATGTTGTCTACGATAGCTCCAAGAATAGCTGTTTGGAAGTCAGCAGGAATATCGTTGTTTGCTGCGAACAATCCTTGAACTTGTGCTTGGAAAGTTGCGTAGAACTTGTCTTTACAAAGTTCGTGTTGGATTTGGTATTTTTTTACAATAACCTCTTTTTCAGTATATGCTACTGTTCCAGTTGGGTCCCATCCACAAGCATAAGCAGATATATCGCCAGTGTAAGCGATTTTTGGAAGAAAACCTGAACCAATCACGTTTGGAATAACAGTGATAAGCCCTTTGTTAATAGTGTCTGCTTTCTTGAAAGCCGCCACAAAAATCTCGCCAGCAAGTGTACCAGCGTAATTCGTAGTTACATTTAATGTTGTAGCCATGTTTTTTAAATTATTTTTTGTTTTTGTTTTCGGCCACTATTCTAGAAAGTCTCTCCATAGTGGTTTCTTTTGAGTTTGTCTTAGTCTCGTTTGCTCCAAGCTTTACAGCAGCAGGTTGTTTGCTTAGCTCTTCTACTTGTGCTTGTAGAGCGACATTCTGATTTAAGACATCTTGTAGTTGTTTTGTAATATTTTCGATAAGCGCGTTGTAGTCGATAGACTCTGCAGGCATGCCTTCTTCTACTGACTCTATAATGTTTTCCATAATAGATTCAACAGCCTCTGATGCAATCTCTTCTTCGATAGCCGAGGCATTTACTGGAGTTTCTGCTACAGTTTCTTCTGCTAATATTTCTTCTGTTGCTTCTGCTTCTACTGGTGCTTCCGCTACTGGTTCAGCAGAGATGATAACTCCCATATCGTCAGTTTTTACGACTTTGCCTTCAACCACTATTTCTGCGTTCGCATATGACATAGGTCCATTGCCGTCATTTTTGTCTAGGGTTAATGTTTCTCCAACAGAATATGTTTCTGAGAATAAAGTCCCCTCTGGAATTTCAACGCTTCCAAGATTTACGTCGGCTGTAAGCTTACCTACAATCCTGCTTAGCTCTTTTAATAGATTCATTTGTTCTTTATTTTTTTTTGTGATATTCATTTCTATTTTTCTAGTGCTTAATATACTATCAATAGAAAAGCCTTTGACTTTCTTGGATTTTATTAAATCCCAAGTGTCGTTATTTTCTACATAGGCGCTTGCCATCCAGGTTCCTGCTGGAAGGTCTTTAAACCCCAATGCGTTTGCTTTGTCATTTTTGCCATCTTCTATAATCCAAGATTCAACAAAAGTTAAATCCTGTATAGCAGCGTTTTCGTCGTGGCCTACTGTGGAATTATGCTGATAGTCATTTTTCATAAAATCTTGGCTGAACATCCTGATTTCATTTTCGCCGAACACAAGGTTGAACTCCTCATTTGTCTGCTTGTTGAACCTTAAAATCTTTTTGTTCGGAATAAGTACTGGCCCAGTGATGAGCCTTTTTTCCCCTTCGACTGCTAGCTTTACCTCTTCTTGTTCTTTTGATAGAGCAACAAAGAATTCCTCCATAGCCGGGTCTTCTACTAGTGAGATAGCATATACACCATCGCTTTGTTGTGGGTTATATACCACTTTGTATAGGTCTAGGTTTTCCATATATTTAAGACATGATTTTTTATTTTGTTATATTTTTACAAAAAGGTTGCATTATTTGTTATATTCCTGTCAAGCGCTTGTTGAGTAGTCATATCAGTTCCAACAACATATGCTTTTACTGGTTGCTGCTGTTGAGCTGCGATAGTCGCCGCTAACTGGTTTGTAGTAGAGCTCCCCACTATATTAAATGATGCCTGCGGAGCATTGGCAGTTCCAGATGAAGAGTTGTTACCAGATGAGCCACCTGTAAGTTTTTGTGCCAAGATAGTCGCGATAGATAGACCCGCTCTGGCTACGGCCGCTGCGGTAAGCAACCCTTTTGAGACAACCCCCGTATCAGGAAGAGCAGTAAGAGATGGATTCGCCCATATTCCTCTTATCTCTTCTTGCCCAGTGATAACAACATTCGCGACCCCAATGACTTTTCTAAGCGCTAGGGCGTCTTCGGCTGCTTTCTTTCCTTTAAGATGGCCATTTGTTATTAAAGCGTCTACGAAATTTTGGCTTTCGCTTGCAATGCCCATGACAGCGTTTTTATATTGCTGTTCTCTGTCAAGAGCTTCGTCCCTCATAAGCTTTCTTTTATCCCATGTGGTCGCTTCTATTTCAAGCTCTTTGTCAGAAGTCGTTGTAGCGATTTCTATCATAAGGTCGCTAGTGTTTTGTGCTATGGCTACAGAGTTTTCAGAAATCTGTACATCTACGTCAATAGCTTTCGCTAGCTTATCCCTAAGCATTTGGTCTTGAGTCTGTCCAGATAGCTTTCGCTCGTTGTCTAGCTCCTTAAGCCTTTCTTTTTCGGCATCTGTAAGCTTTATTTCTCCATCTATTTTAGCAGCAAGAATCGATGCGTCAGACATAAGTTGCTTTGAGTCGGCTACAAGCATATCTTGCTTTTCTTGTAGAACCTCGCGCTCGGCAAGCTTTGTCTTCTCTATTACCTCTATTCTATTTTCATAGCTCTTGTTTATCCTTCTTTGTATTTCGTCAAACTTGTTAGAGTTGTCTAGTCGTCCATCCACGGACTTTTCATACTGGAAAAGCTTGTTGTTAAGCTCATATTCTTCTAGCTTTAATTTATTTATTTCATCATACTGTTCTATAATCTTTTCATTCCCGATTATCACTGCAGCCTGTTCTGTAAATATAATGTCGTTCTTTTTTTCAGCTAGGTCTTTTGCTATCTGCGCTTTTTCGCGGTATGCATCCGAATCCTTAAATAAGTCCTTTAGCTGTTTTTTAAGCTCATTGTATTCTTTATCCGAATAGGCGCCCGAAGCCACCATTTCTCTCTGTCTTTTAGCAGCCTCTTCTATTTTTTGAGTAACTTTATCGTTGGCTTCTATCAAATCATCTGCGAGCTTGTTTAGCTTTGTCATATCGGCAAAAACTTTGCCATATTTCGAGTTGTCAATCTCTGTAAGAGCCTTCCCGCTTGCGTTTATTATATCATAGTATTTTTTAATAAATGCTATGCTTTCTGTAAGGTATTTCTTTTCGTTTGCTAAAGCTTCTTCTCTTAGCCTTTTTTCTTCGGCGAACTTAGCAACGCTGCTGCTGGTTTCGGTCTTGTCTCGGTCTATCTTTGCTTGCGAAACCAAATCTTGTGTAGCGCTTAGCTTCTTTACGATTTCATTTTCATTATCATATATAGTAAGCCTGGCGCTGGCGTTTTTAAGGTCGTCTCGCGCTTCTTGTCTAGCTTCTTGTGTAGAAGCGTTTAGCCTTATGGTCGCGATTACGACCTCGTTTAGTATTTTGTTTCTTTCGCTATCTGTATCAACAGCTTGTTTCAATAAAGCCACCTCGCTTTCTAGTTGTGGAATAGAAAGGTCATAGTATGCTTTTTTGGCGTCGTTTATTTCAAGAGTCTTTTTAAGTATCAAATCTTGCGAGGCTCCTTGTGCTTGCAATATAGCCAGTTCGTTTTCTAAAGAAGCTACTGTTGCGTCTAGCGAAACTTTTGTAGATTTCTGAATCTGGTCGAAGCTTATTAAAGAAGCATTAAAATTTTCTAAAAGCTTGGCCGAGCCAGACAAAATCCCATTCCACTTTTCCCAGTTGGTTACAAGCTCTAGCAAAACAATAGCCAATGCTCCAATCCCTGTCGCTATAAGCGCACCTCTAAGACCCTTTAATGATAGTCCTGTTCCCTCTATGGCTTCTATAGCATCCTTAAAATCCATTGCGAGTCCGCCAGTAGCCGCGCCAAGAAGGCCCATTGCTCCGCCATTTTCTAAAAGTCCTTTCTTATTATGGTCTAATGATTTTGTATTGTTTTCAGTCGCCTTCGTAACCTTTTCTACGCCTTGCGCTGTTTTGTCAAGGTTTTGAGTATCTACTACTACATCGATTTCTATAGTCTTGTTTATATCGGCCATTATTTAAGTATTTTTTTTATCCACTCCATAAAAGTGCTTGGCATTTCATATTTGCCCATTGCTATGTCTATAAAATCGGTGCCAGACCAGTTTCCTAAAAAAAGGATTTCCATTATATCTCTCATATGTTTAAGACCAGCTTTTATGTTTTGTTAAGCCGGCTCATTAAGGCCTCTTTGTATAAGCTCTACGGCATGTCCTGTAACATATCCTTCTCCTTGCCATATATTTATAGTCATGACACGGTCTTCATATACCTCTGGTATGCCTTGTGTGGCCTTTTCTAAAACTCTAATGACTATTTCGGTTGAGCCCGTGCCTGATGGTGTCAAGACCTCTACCCAGTCTGTTCCATTTCCTTCGTCTGATAGAGAAACATGCCAGTACCCATCCGTATTTATCGGTATGCCGTAGTATTTTGTTCCAGCATTTGCATCTATCGATGTGGTTATAGCGAAAGGCTGTGGTGCAACATAAGAGAATATATCATTAAATAAAGTGAATTTAGTCTGTCCAGTGCTGACATCTACCGTGAAGTCGTTTATTTTAAATCTATTGTTACCTATTATTATCCTATCATTTAATGAAAGTTCTTGTATATATCTTGCTGGAAGAGCCGCCGCGATATATGTGAATTTTCTCTGCTTTAATGAGTATATCGTTTCTACCCAGTTTCTCCAATAGTTTAAGTATAGCGAGTTATCTACTTGCAGAAGATGCCAAGGGTCTATTTCGGCTCCGAAGTTTATAGCATCCGTAACTTGATATAATAAAGCATCGTTCGTGTTTCCTACAATATATGGAAAGGAGACTGTCGTATATATGTTTTGGTATTTTACTTTGAACGGAAAATCAGAGGAGACTGCTATTCCATTGTTAAAAAATAAAATAGGTTTCGACACTCTTCTAGATATAGTGGTTCCATCGTCAGATAAGGTGGCTGACTGGCCTATAACTATATTTGTTGTTGTGTCAATAAGTGTTGGGTCAGTAAGATATGGTGCTTGAACATCTAGTCGCTCAAAAAGCATATTCTCAAATGGAAGTTCTACTTTAAGTTCGTCTAGGTTTTCTACTGTAGCATATGTGCTTCTAAGGTCGCCATATGCATAGCCTCTTGATGCTTCATTTAATCTATTAAACTCGGCAGCTGCTATATTTTCTGTCTTTTGATATAAAAACCGAAGAGTCCTGTATATCAGTGGTCTTTCAATAAGAACATTTGAGTGGTTGACATAGTTTGATATGTTGAGTATGCTTCCTCTGCTATAATAGCCATCTAAGGTATCTACGTAGAACTGTGTCTCCGATATAGGCCTGACAATAAGCTTAAACATTTTCATTATGCCTTGAAAAAAGTCTAAAACTTTCATTTTTGGAATATTATCTTCTATTTTTACCGAGACTGTTAAGGTAGATAGGTTGCTTGATGAAGATAAATCTACATATACGTAAGTTTCACTGGCATATTTTCCTTGATAATAGACCTCACATCTTGTAACGACGTCCATTGTAACTGTCGGAATCAATATAAGTTTAACATTATCGATAGTATATTCACATGGATTTCCATCTAAAGTGCTAAAGTTAAACGATATATAGTTTGCTCCTGATATAGCAGTGTAAGTTTTTACCGTATTTCCGTCTTGGTCGACTATCAATGCGTCATATTCCGCGGTCGGATTTGATGGATTTACATACCACCTTATATATCCGCTGAATATAACTGCTGCGATGTTGCTATATCTTCTTCTATTTATAGACATAACATTTCCGCTTCTAAAAAATATAGGAAAAGGATGTGGGCATGGTGGAACTGGGTCATCTGCCTCTATGTGTATTCCCTCAAAAGGCTGATATATATCTGGCTCAAACTGTGCTCCTAATATATTGTCTGTTTTTGCATTCATCCACATAAAAAGGTTGTTAAACACAGCCTTTCCGAAAAAGTCCCGTGTGAAAGATATACCATACTTTGCTTCTATACCTTCCAGTATATTCGCTATTCTAATGGCGGGCCTTAGCTCTGTTTCTAATATGGAGCCACTGGATTCTGGTCCACCTGATATATCTGTTGAGTCGTTTGTTCCATAGTTCCAGTCCCTGTTGGCATATGCAATAAGTGGAGTTATTATGTTTCCATCCTTAAATGATGGGTTGTTTAAGGTCTTCTCAAAATTTTCAAGCGTATAGTCATAGTCAAACTGTGAAAGAGATGTTAAAGTCTTTGTTTCGTTTCCGAATATATCTTTTGTATAGTCTAGCCTATCTATCGTATCTTCTCCGAAAACATCCGATAGTTGTCTTAATGAGCCGAAGAAAGTTATCTTGTATGTTGAGGGCATATGGTCTATAAGAACCACATTTTCAAGTTGAACTCGTCCAGTCCTAAACGGAAGAGTATCTACCTCGATATATGCCGAAACCCGTATGTTTGCGTTGAAGCCATTGTCTATACTGTAATCATAATAGTGCTCAAATATGGCATTGTTGTTCGGGGTCGCAGGAATAGTAAACGAGTTGCTATAGTCGTTGAACACGCTTGATAACTTTTCTATGTCTGATAGTTTTGACGTAACTTGTATCGTTTCGTCGTCGAACATATCGAGTAATCTATAATCTTCTCCTATATATATCTTTGTCTTCATTATCTTATGTTCTTTATTTCATTATGGCTTAGCCTAACTTTAATCGTATATTGTATATTCTTGTCGTTCAAGTTCGTTTTGTATGCCAATGACTGGTCCATTCTTATTGCTGGGTATGCATAGTCTGTTCTTACTAGTTCGCCGAAAGAAAAGTATCCACTCGACCTAATCCATATCTCTTCACTTAGCATGGCTTCTTTTATGCTTTCGTTCATATATTCTGGAATAAAAGGTGTGTTTAATGTCCATTCTTCATAACCAGTTACGTTAAGCTGCTTTTTGGTGTGTCTATTTATGTCATAATCGCCATTCATATCTACAATGCTTCTAAGATAATCGTCTCCTGATATATTAAGCTGCTTTGTCGTCTTCTTACTCATAGAGATGCTTTCTAAGACACCCCATTTGTTCTTGAATATAAGTTCATAGTTATCGTATCTACATTCGTCATATGCCTCGTATGTGATTATCTCTTCTAGTTCGTCCATATATACTATTCCGAAAATGACTTGGTTATTCGCACCTAGATATGTCGCCACATCGATTGAATTATAATATTGGTCGTTTTGCGACACGAAGACATTTGGTTCTATAACGATATAAAACCCATCAGATATGGCATACATAACGGCAACATCTCTGTTTCTATAATATAGTCGTGGAGCCGAGCCTCTTGCGATAATGTTTGTATGTGGAGTCAGTATTCGTGGAAAGTTGTTTATGCTCTCTGGTGTTCCGTTAAGTTCTAATGGAGTTACGAATCCATCCATAACATGATATAGGCTCATTGGATTTGATGCCGTTGCTGTTCCATTATAGTTTTGTGCGCGAACTCTAACCCATCTGCTTTCATTTTCTCCAAGCTGCATGACAGGTGTATCCGATAAGAATCCAGTGATGTCTGCCTCCAAGTCTTCTTTGACTATATTCGCCAAGTCTATATAAAGTGCTGTTTGGCTTGGAACCATTTTTTGTTTTGTAATCGAATAGCTTAGTGGTGCGATGTCTTCTATGTTTCCAATAAAAGAATATATATCAAACACTGTGCTTGACTGCGTTCCTATCGATTTCTGCAATATAGGGCTTCGCGTAAGCGCTAGCCTTGCGTTTGCTAGGAGTTCGTCTAAGTCAAAGAGTTCTATCTCTCCTAATAGCTGAACTATATCTATAAAAGATATTATCCTTGGAACTATAGGCGGAACAAAAGGCCCACCATCATCTAATGCAAGATTTATAGTCGAGCCATAAAAAGATGTGTCAAAAGAATAGTATCCATATTTTAAGTTTACATAATAGAAGTTTACTACTTGCCATTCAAGGTTAAACTTTTTATATGTGTTCCAATATGTGTGAGCGAGCGCTGAACGCCACTCTATTGCGTCCGTTACGTTTGGAATAATGGCAGGCTCCTCAAAGTCTGGTATAGCTATAAGCCAGTTTTCCCATAAAGGGTTGTTAAGTTCAAGCGTAACCACATTTTCAACTATTGTGATGTTGTAATAAAAATCTCGTATGCCTGGCTTTCCTGTGGTGCCAAGTTCTCTCGTGGCTGCTATAAGATTTGGATAGACAACCGTGTCCATCCATTCTTCTAAAAACACCGCCAAATTTTGCTTCATGTTTATATCTAGCTTTACCGTGCCTGGGTCGCCGTCTTCTGTGAACTGAATAAGCAGTCCATCATAATAGAAAAAGTTTGTATCTGGGTTGTATAAGTTTCCAATAGCGAGAGATATGCTTCCTTGTGCTGCGGCTGGGTATAATGGGTCAAACTCAAAGGAGACTGATGTTTTATTTATTTTATATTCGCCGATTTCTATATTTCTATTTATATGCCATTTATCTACTGCTGGGTATATGCTATCGTCTAAATAGTAGTTTGTTGTCGTGTTCATGCCTCTGGCGGTCTGGAACCTTCCTAATGCGAGACAATGTGTTGTGTATTGGTCGCTAACTGCCCCACCCGGTCTTAGTCTAGAAGATATAACCCTATATATTATAGAGCCGTCTAAAAATCGTATAGTATCAAAGTTTTGTGAATCAAAAGGCGTATTTTGATTTATCACAAAGGGTGCGTCGAACTCGTTGAACCACTCAAACGATATTATATTCTCTGCTCTATATGGCCCGAACTTCTTAAAGTTTCCACCTAAGACTACAAAGGTGCCACCCCTTCCATATGGTGTGCCAGGGTTTTCAATGATTTGTATATCGTATATTCCGCCCTCGACATAGTTTGGACTTGATATACCAGTTCCTATACGGCTCATAAAATAATCATTTACAAGACCAGTCGCTGCATCTACTGCTGTGATGCCTAGTCCGGCCATTCCATATGTAGTTTCTAAAGGGTCGGCGAACGACATGACTGCGTTTGCGTCAGTTGCTATAAGCATAAATGGATATAGACTACCGCCTTGAAGGCATATTGCTTTACAATCCGAACCGCCCGTGAATGCTAAAAGCTCTTCCCACACTCCAAACTGGTTTAGTTTGGCTACAAGCCTTGATGTGTTTGTGTTACATGTCTCGAAGTTTCCGCCGATATATACGTCGGCTGTGCCAGGGTCTTTTGTAATGGCTCTAATATATACTCTACCATAACCAGTGCTATTCGTGCATGATGTGATAGTCCATGTTGCATCTAATGTTCCATCCGTCTCAAACCTAGCCACTCTTCCACCACCAGTACTGTTCGTATAACCAACATATATTCTTCCAGTATCAGGCTCGACTGTAATTTTAGTTACGATAGTGGTCGAATTGAATAATCCAGTCGCCGCAACATTCGCCCTAAAAGCCATATCTAATGTTCCGTCGCCATTTATTTTCGCGAACTGTTTTATAGAAGTTCCGTTCCATAGTGTCTGTTCGCCACCGATATAGAAAGAACCACCGTCGCCTGGTGCGAACCTGACCGCATATATTATGCTCGCCACTGTTGTCGCGTAAGACGTAAGCAATGAACCATTTCGTGAGTTTATTCTTGCTATATTTACAGAAGAAATGTCGTTGTATAGGTCAAAAAATCCTACAATCATAGTGCTATCCCCATCTGAGTCAGCGTCGTATATATCTCCGGCTGCCCCAACAGCTCTTCTAGCTCCTAATAAGTCTGTCCCCATTGGGTCGGGGTTGAAAGCCGAAAGAAGAGTTAAGTCATTGTTAAGTCCAATAACTCCATTTACTGTTCTTGATATAGGGGCTCTATATGTGAAGCTTGGGTCTGTTAAAAGTCCTACCTGCTCAAACTCATATAGGCCATATGTTGCTGCGTCATCTGCTATCTTGAATGCGATTTGGTCGCCTTCTTCTGGTTGCGAATAAAACTTCATCGTGAGTTTTCTTTCTGCCATCTTATTTGTTTATTTTTTTATCTTCTAGGCTGACATAAAAGTCAGTCCATATGCTTTCTGCGATATCGGTCGCCATTTTGTCTAATGTTCCATCGCTGAAAGACCTTTCTATAAATGGATTTCTCCTTATACCTTTTGTATATATCGAATATCTTAATGCCCATGGATTTATGCCCTTTGCGTTTGCCCATGCTTGGAGCGCCGATATTGGCGGCATCTTATCTTTATATCTGAACCGGCTGTTTTTATTTTCAATATAAGATGACTTTGCACCATTTACTCCTTCATTTATATATGTTCCATGCTCAGCCATATATATACCAACATTCGCGGTTCCGTTTTGGTCGAACTCTATCTCGCCAGTTATCGAGTCTCTTAATGAGCCAGAAAAAGAAGGTGCTTGTTCTTTAAGCGTCGCTTCTATAAGGCTCGCATAGTCTTGTAGAGTCTTATAGTAGTTTTTTTGTTGGTCTTTTAACTGCATGGGCTGATGATGTCATTTTGTGTAGCGACTGTAATCTGAACAACCCATCCATCAAGAAGATTTGTATGTTTCAGTATAAGAGGAGTTGCAGTTCCTACGCTTAAAAGTGTGATGGCCGTTCTAGTGTTGTTTAGCCTAGTTATTAAAAAGTTAAGTGCATAGTCGCATAAATTTAAGTTGTCTATCTCATTATCGTTGCCAGCAAACTTGTCTTCCTCCTGAAATTTTGATATGTTCCTTTGGTCAAGGACTGCTATCTCAAAAGTATATGTGTTTTGTTGGCTGTTTCCGAACGCTCTCGATATAGGGTTTATATGTGCTATCGGTGGAATAGACTTTTTATATGTGTCCAACTCGCCAGTTCCGCCATGTATAATGGTGTGGATTTCCGTGCATTCCGAAAGTATCCCGTGAATCGTGTTAATGCAAGTATAATAATCGTTCATTTGATATGTTTATTTAGTTTAAGACAGATAAATCTTTTTTGTTAAGAACCTCTTTTTATGCGTGCTATGTCTAGCTGGCTCTTGCGGACAAAGAAGTTCATAAACGCTAAAAACTCTATCGCTGGGCTCTGTCCAACCTCCTCTATTTTAAGGTAGTCCTCGTGAGCCGCTTGATAGAGCATGCTGTACCAAGAAAACTCTTCCTGGAATATGGCTTCGTCATTTACTATTTGGAGGCTATCTTCTTTTTCTTCTTCGTCTCTTTCTGGATATAGGTATTTGTAGCGTCCGATAACTCCTTTCCTAAACTTGAAAAAAAAAACATGGCTCCTAGAACTATTCTGAAATCTATATGCTTTAAGGTGTCGGCATATTTTGTTCCGTCATATTTTTCTATCGCATAAAGTTCTTTATCGAAGAATATGGTGTTTATCGCATCTTTCAGCATGTTCTGCTTTACAATAGGCCTATACAATATGGAGGCTATTCGGTGGAGCTGCTTTCCATCTTTTATATATTGCTCCAAGTCGATGAACTCGTTTGTAGTTATCTTTTGTAGATTCGGTATAAAGCCCCACTCTTTTCCATCAAACTCAAATCGACTAACCAATGGTGGAACAGTATCGAGCATATCGTTTATCTCTTTTAATATTTTATCGTTCTCTGCCTTTGGCCTGTCTGGGTCCAGGCCTAGCGTTTTTATTATCTCTCGCTCTATTTTGCCATCGTCGCCCTTAAAAGTTTCTGATATAAGCTTTATGTGCATATACTTTTCTGTTGTAAGTCTCATTTAATATACTTTTCTTTTTGTGTTGGAGGCTTTTAGCCTATGTGTGATGGCATATCTGAACGCATCTATGGTATGGTTATACATATCTATCGGACTATCAGCCTTTCTGTCCGACCATATATAGTTGTTTAGTTCTCTTATTATGTTTGTGCTAGATGAGTCAACCACAAGTTTATAGTTTTGTATCAGCTTTATGCCTTCCGCTATCGAACCAGCCCCTTTTACACATGGCTTTATATTTATACCGCTTCTTTTGAGTTCTTCAATAAGTCTTGGCTCTGCGCTATCTGCGATAACTTCTGTTCTTCCAACAATGCCTCTTATTAAGTTATATATCTCGTTTGTTGTTAAGTGTTCACCGTGCATCTCTTCTTTAAGATATATAGTTTCATTCTTTTTGTCAACCGCAACTCGTATCAGAGTGGAGGGGTCAGATTTAAACCCAAAATCCATTCCATATATATAATCTATATTGTAGTTAAAAGAACCGATAGACCAGTTTGAGAAGATAACTCCCTCCGCGGTATCTAGCCAACCACCCATAATAACATGCTCAAACTTTTTTATATTTTTTTCTTTTACCCACTCGATTTCATTAATAAAAGATTGGTCGAGGTTATTCATGTTGTCTAGATATGTTGTATGCATATAGGAGACGTTACCTTTTGATGTGTTGGCACCCTCTTCTACTCCCATGCCCTCAAAAAACCGTTTATATACAAAATGCGTTTTAGTGGTCGGGTTCATTAACAATATAATCCGGTTCTGCCTGCCCTTTTGTCTTACAGAAAGTTGTATATCGTCAAAAGTTTTCTCGTCAATAAGCTCCTCAGCTTCATCTAGAATCCATGTGGTTACACCTTGCAATGATTTTAGCGATGCGGTTTGTATTCCCGATGCTGTTTTTATACCCTTAAACAAGATTTTACTTCCAGTGAATATACATGTGATGGAGTCTTTTGTGATTTCAAAGTATTCTTTATATCCGGTCATCTCCAACTTTGACACAAATTCCGGAATGATGGAGATATGGGCGGATTTCATAGTATATCGAGTGAATAATATGGTATGGTCTTTCTCAAAAAGCATAAGAAGGACCGCCCAGTACGAAACTGAGAAGGACTTTCCCGACCCACGTCCACCTGTTATTATAAAAAACCGGCTTTTATCTATAAAAAGGGGTTGATACTTTTCTGGTAGAACAATCATTTGCTTGCGTTTTTTATTAAATAGAACCATAACCATATAAGTTTTGGTCTAATAAACTCATATGCGAGCCATATCAATATATACCCCATTTACCCTTCTTTTTTCTTTTCAAACGCAATCAGGTCGGATATATTAAGGTCGTTGACCGTGAGACTTGTAGTTTGTTCTATAGATTGTAGTGGCTTTCCATATACATAGTTCATATAGAGCGTGATTGCTTTCATATCGCCCTGCTTAATCTTTTCTAACAGCTTTTGTGCAACCAAATTTCTATCTATATGTTTGTCTAGAAGGTTGATAATCTCTTGTTCCTCTGCTCTTTTCGGTCGGCCTGGCTGGTAGGACCGCCTACCTCCTCTGTTTTCTTTCTTTTCTTCCATAACTGTTTTATTTTTGTCTAAGCAAATGCTGCTACTCTCTCGACCATCTTCCCTATTAACCCAGGACATGCGCATTTTTCAAGCTTGCTGCTGAACACATCGTTATATAGAATAAATAAAGCATCTAAGTCTTCGCTTTGGATGACCGGATTTGATTTGATTCTATTTACGAACGCAGACTCTTCTTTTGTGAAGTCTCTGTTTGATTTTAGCCACGGAAACATTTTGTTGAAGTTTATCCTTCTTTGTTCGCAGCCTTCGCATTTATCTATGCCTAACACAGTTGTTGCCTTTTCTATAAGGTCTCCTAAGCCAGCCGATTTTAATGTTGGTTCTTTTTTCTTTGCCATATTGTTATTTTAAGTTTTGGTATTCTGTTTTTATTTTTTCTTTAATCTTTTTTATGCGTTGGTTTATCATCACGAAAGATATGCCGCTTTCCCTGCTTATGCATCTTTGGCTCTTTCCTTCTATAAAGTGAATCCTATAAAGCTTGGCATCAAATATGTCTAACTTGCTCACAGCGATTTCTAATGCTGACAGTTGCTTTGTTTTTTCATAGTCTATGTCCAAGTCATATTCTTCGTTTGGGTTGATGTGGTCTATCGCATCGCCTCGGTCGGTAAGCTTGTAGTCTTTCTTTGTGATGTGGTTGACATGCTTGTTGCGAAGGGACATGAATATATAGTTGTCGATGTTTTTGATATCGTCTTTTCTCCTATATATGTCGATGAGGATTTCTTGGAGCAAGTCTTTTGTCAAGTCCTCATCGGCGCATATAATCTTTCCGAACCGTATCCATCTATTCCAGTCTTTACTATCGAACATTCGTTTTGAATCGATTTGTAGCAACATTAAGAGTTGTTGCTATAAAAAATATAGAAGCCGACTCAACATAGCTTATATTAAGACCGAAGATATGCAAGTTGATTATATGGAATATAGGTATCAATATGGCGAAACATATAATATATCTGGCCAACTGCATAGAAAGCCTCTTTTGTAAGCCTTCTTTCGGTATAAAAACTTTAATGTTCATTTTTAAATATATCTTTTATGTCTCCACCTTTCTTTTCAATATAGGCAACAGTTTCCTCGTCCGCTTTTATTTTAAGGTCTCCATATCTTATAGAGTACCTGCCTTCCTCCATCTCAAAAAAGAGGATATCGGTATCTTCCTGATTTTCCTTTTCCTCATCGCTGGCATATTGGTTATAATATAGGAGTAGTCTGATATGCAGTGTGCCTCCTTGGCTCTCCCAGAATTCCAGGTTTCTTTTGTTTCTTTCTTCGTCAGTCATTGTGTTATTTTATTTTTTTAATAAGTCTCTATATTTTTCGTATGCTTCTGTTCTAGCGGTTGCTATATCAAAGTAAGCCTCATCCATTTCCATGCCGACAAATTTAAATCCTTCTAGTTGAGCAGCGATGCCGGTTGAGCCAGAGCCCATAAAGGGGTCTAACACTGTTCCATTTGGTGGTGTAACTAGTCTGCATAAATATGCCATCAGATTTACTGGCTTTAAAGTTGGGTGTATATTCTTTTTTGCCTTTACAACCCAGGTGTTGTCTTCGCAGTCGCATGGGTTTAGTTGCGGAGTTGCGCATATAGAACATATTCTATCCAATCCGTGCCCTAGTCCTTCTGGTGATACAGGCTCAAAATCTTCTAGTCCTAGATTTCTTTCTTTTTGGCCTACTTTTGAGCAGTAGAAGAAACGAGATGGTCCGCCTATGTCAGCATAGGTGTTATTTCCGCTATATCCACCACCGAAAGAGCATTGGTTTGTTGAGCTATCATATTGGTTCCCTGTATAGTCAGTAGCTCCATAGTTTTTTTTCCAGTTATTTCCAACCATACCAGTTTGTTCATCCATTGCTGCTCCGGCTTCTTCATCTAATATAATGTTGGCAGGCCATCTGCCTTCTGTGCTTGGTACGTAGTTTCTTTTTTCTGGTAAGTCCGCTCCACTTTCAATAAATGCGTTTCCTTTATTGTCGTTAAACCCAGTTGCAATAACTTCGCCATTTGTTTCTACTCTACATCCATCTATATTTATGCCACCAGTGCCCCACTTTAAGAC